CCCCCATTCTTTTAATATAGAATCAAATTTATTTCTATAATCTGGGTCTGTACCGACATGAGTTATTTCACCTAACCCTGTCTGTTCGTTAACTTCTAGTCCTGGTTGCCACCCTGACTTGTAGAAGTTATTACCCCATTCTTCTGGTACTTTAGGCATAATACCTCCCTTGCCCTGTTGTTATAATCCTATTTGGATATTTGTTTTTTTGCGTAAGATTTAACCACAGCTAAAGCTGCACCACCACCTGCCAAAGCGGCAAGTTGAACAGTATTGGCATCAACAGATACCAATGGTGCTACTACTAACGCACCTAAAAATGCTTCAACGAAAGTCCAAAAGGTTCTTTCAAGCATGTCTTTTAAGTCATCACTCATTTTGTAACTCCATGATTCTGACCAAGGTGTCCACGCTACATCCTTCTTGAATGTACCATCTTGGTTTCTTCTTCTTTTTGATTTTTCAAACATTATCTTATAATCCTCCCTCTAAGCATAGCTTGTGTTTGTATGACACCGCCATTAACTTCAGAAATATCTTCTTTTAGTTCTTGTATTTTGTCCATAACTGTTCTAGCTAAAACTACATCTTCTGTAGATGCGTTAGATGCAGGTTTCTCTAATAGTTTTGAAATAGTTGTGTACTCTATGCTTACTTTTTTACCTTGCAACAGTTGTTTTGCCACCTTGTCATATAGTTTTGAATACGCCTTGCCTGAATGTCCGATAAACCCATCATCACTTATGTCTAAATCTTGTTGTGTTTCGCCTACAATCAAGCAACCAGAGGTATGTTCATCTGTATTACCTGCGTGTATAAGAATATAAGTAAACCCAGGTACATCTTGTAAATGTAACATACCATGATGTGCTTTACCATATCTAGCTTTGTATTTAGTGTGAAATCCGCCTGTTGTTCTAAACTTTATATCGTATGTGCCTTCAGGTATGCAGGTTTCGTGCATAACTTTTACTGCTTGGTATTGGTCTTCTAAAGTATAACATTCAAAGACACCATCAATTAATAAAATTCCATTGGTTGCATCTTTACCTAGCTGCGTTCTAACTACTGTAAGTTTCATTGTATCTCCTGTTCTCTCTCTTAACTAAATAAAAAGACAATGGGTTAATTAGACTGTTCGCAACTGCAATTAATATCACCATACTTGCAGTTACATATTTTAATAAATGACCCATCATCTTTAATTATAATCATTATTAATGCCCATGTGTGTAACCCCATAAATCATTTATGTTGTTATTTATTTCATCTATACGCCAATCAAAGTCATCAAACTTCCACCACTTGTCATTAAATTGTGTTTCTAAAACTAATACTCTGTCTTTTAATTGGTCAAATTCCCAGGATTCTACTCCACTTGAATCCTGATTATCGTGATAATGATTGCTTTGATTAGCTTCTAAAAATGTAAGTCTATCTTCTATGTACTCTACATCATACATCTTAGAATCTAAGTCATAAACTTGTTGTTCTAATATTAAAACTCTATCTTCTAAATATTGATTGTTGTAATTAGATTGTTCTAACTGATATATTTTTTCGTATAGTACAGATATTTGTGCTTCAACTTGATTTTCAGCTATGATACTTTCAAGATTAGATACTCGTTCATCAATAGTAGATAATGTATCAACCATTCTACCTGCTGTATTAATACCACCTGCAACAGCACCCAGAAGAGTAAAAAGACCAAGGACCAAGCCAATGTTCTTACGAAGTTTTTCAATCATTTACCACCGCAACAACCGCTACCGCAACAGTCCACTTACACACCTCCTAGTTTTATAAGTATTTCTGTTATTGCGTTGTTGAGTTCTTGTTCTCTTACAGCTAAATCAATTAAACTTTGTTTAGCTGTATCTATTTGTACATTAAGTACAGATACTTCTTGTTGTAAATCATTTACAGTTTTGAATAGCCATCCCACCAATGCAGCTAATCCACCTTGTAGCACTTGACTAAGATTAACTTGTGTTTTCATTCTATCCAATCCCATTCTTTTTCAGAATAATTATTGTTGCTTAGTTGTTTAAGAATTACAAATATTTCTTTTAAAAAATATCCTATTAAAAATCCTATTATGTAATCCATTTTTGGATTATATCATATAATTTATTCAGGTTTAGGATTATCAGATTTAACTTTGGCTATGTGGTCTTTCCAAGTAGTAGTTCCATTGACTTCATCCCAGTATTGCATATCTAACTGGTCAGCAATAGAACCATATGCAGATTGTCTAGCATTAATATAACCGAATTGTTGTTCTTCCCATTTATAATTTCCTAAATCAATTTTAGCTTGTGCATATTCTTCATCAGTTAATTCTGATGATACGCCATCAACTGATTTGCTAATAGGTTTTGCTGCTTCTACTTCTGCATCTGCTTCAGCTTGTAGTTCTTCTCTTGTTGCCATAATATCTCCTATGTTACCATACTTTTATTTCTTAAGTCCATACAATGTAAACTTTCCACGAAGTATATTACTTGTTGGACCTTCACAAGTAATTTGTACTCCATCAACTGCTGAATTGTGTGTATAGACACCACCTCCATGAATACCTAACATTGTAGTTGCATCCTCTGCCATATAAACTGATTCGATTGTTACATGTGTGTGCATTGATGCGTTTGCTGCATTAAATATATAAACAACCATATTAAAACCTTTACCATCTGTATTGTTTAAGCTACCTGAACCAACAAAAAACGCTCTATTTGTATCTGCTAAGTTGTTGTAAGTTGCATCAGCTCGTAACGATTGTCCGCTCTCATCATATTCACTATTAGAAGTAGGACTACCGCTTTCAGTAAATCTAAAATGAACATCAGAGTTTGTTGTTACAGGATTAAAATCATTTATTACTAACATATGTACATCATAAGTGCTATCAATCCCTGAAAGAGTTACACTTGATTGTGATGATGTAACTGTATCTTCACTAATTTTTATTAACGCACCTGCCATTATCTTTTAACTCCCCATACTTTTATTGTTGCACCACTCTTGATACCATTACCACCACCGACATGAACAATTTGTATTCCTTTATGAGTACCTGCTGTTGCTAATGTACCAATAGCTTTAGCTGAAAGCCATTCGTTACTTGTATTTACACCATAAGAATGTGCAATCATAAATGTATAACTTGTACTGTCATAAGGACTAAAAACATATAGCACAGCTTCTCTTTGTTTACCTAAAGATAAATCTTTATCAGGTAAGTAAGATATAAATATTTCATTTTGTCCTTGATTTCTTACATCTAGTTCAACACCTGCACCACCATTTAAATTTCTTGCAGCATAATTGTATGTAAAAGTAGAGTTAATTGCAGCATTAGAACTATCTAAGAATCTAACAAATGTGTTATTTGCTACACCACTATCATCTTCAAATACATATACAACTTTGTAAACATCATAGTCTGCTGTAAAACAATCTGTAATACTCATAGTATCTGCATTAGAACTTGATGTTGCTGATTTTATAAATTCTAAATTACCTGCCATATTTATTCTCCCAATCCATATAAAGAGAATACACCACTTGCTACATCAGCACTTGTAAACAAAACACGAAGTGCATCATTAGTTTCAGCAGTTAAAAACTTACCTGAACCAAAAGTTGAAATCATGTCAGGGTCCTGAGTAACACCTGCACCTTGATAATTTACTGTTGTGTATTTTGAACTGTTACCTAAATTGTAAAAATATACAAATGCACCACCCCAACACTCACTACCATTATTACCTATGTTATGTACTAATGAAAAGTGACTATCATTTGAAGCACCTTTGTGTTGAAATGTACCATTAGCTTTCATATAATCAAACGACCAATAATAACCACTTGTATTATGATAACTGGTACCTCCATTATTAGATATTTGTATTATAGCTGCTTTATTATCAGCATCTGGTTTCATTCTTGCTATTGTTAATAAGTGAGTTGAATAAACATCTTCTTTAATTGATGTAAAATTTACTGAACTTTGGTCAGTTGAAATAGTTTGTGTTTGTATTAATTCTAATTTACCTAAATCAGCAATACCACCTGTGATTAAAGCTCTAGCTGCACCTAATGGAGCCATTATGCAAACGCTAGTTGACTAAATAAATATGGTGTTGTATTACCCACAAATACAAATGTAAGTATGTCTATGGCTCCTGCTGCTGTTGATAGCGTTAGTCCTGCACCACCTGCAGTCTTAGCAGTTGCATCACCACCACCATTTACACTTACTGCATCTATGTCCATTGTTCTTGAACCTGTACCATCTTGTGTAACTATCAAAGTAAATGTTGATACTCCTGATGTAGGTACATTTGTAAAATGTAAGTCATCAACATTAGTATCAATAGTTAAAGTACCAGTATTACCAAGTGCTAAATCTATAGCAAGGTCTGTCTGTGATGTAATAACTTGTGTTGTTTCATTATAATCTTTTAATACTGCTGCTGATATTGTTTGGTCGCCACCTGTTACAGCACCTGATAAAGTTACAGCACCTAATGTTTTATTTGTAAGGGTAGCTGTTCCTGCATCTGCATAGTCTTTAACTGCTGCTGATGTTGGTATTGTAGTGTCATTATCATTTGATGCAATCGTTTCTGATTCAGTTACTAAACTACCTGCAGCAATTTCTGATGTAGTTAGTCCTCCAACTGTAAATGTTAAATCATATGGGTCTGCATCTGTACCATTGTCTGTATCTGTCCAGTTAATATCAATACCTGCACCTTCTACAAACTTAATTTCTCTAGCTGTATAAACTCCTGATGAAACAGCAGGGTTAATTGTTACCTCTGTACCATCACCATCTTCTAATATAAAACCTTGTTGTATAGCATCATGTGCTTCTTGTATGTGTTGTTTAACTACAGCTAATCTTACTTTAGTTCCTGAATCGTGTGTTGGTGCAGTAGAGGCATCTTCTGCTGTACCATGCTTACCATCCATATCTCTTACTACTGTTGCAGATGCGTGGTTAGTTCCTGATGACCATAGTATAACTTCTCTGTTGCTGTCATTATCAGGGTCAATTACAAAATACGCAGGACTATCTACACCTGGGTCTTGTGTTAAGTTCATTGTCGTACCACCTTGTGCTAACTGTGCAGCTAATGTGGTTTCAAAAGCGTTTACTATGTTGGTTTCTCTAGCTACCATATCTCTCCATTATATACTATTTTTTTATCCAAATCTCATTACTGCAAAACCTTTTACGCCAGGTATATCACCTGAAGTGATTTGACTAAAGGTTTGCTGTCTTGTACCTCTGACAGTCAGTATAGCATATTGCGTAACGCTGCCAACATTTGGATTATTTTGTATTGGGTATGTAATATTTTCTACTACTCCCCTAACTATTTCTGCAGGGTCATATATCTCTAGCGTTACTGCATTACCCTCTTTTTGTTTTAAAGATTGATATATTGTTTCTCCTAAATTTTTAACTCTTAAAGGTTTCCTGTAAGGTCTTTCAACTCTGTCTGAAATGTTTACTGGTATTTGTATTACTACAAGTTCAGGTCTTGCTAACGCTCTTACTCTAAATGCTTTAAACTTTGGAGATGTTGTTTGATTAGCAGATTTTAAAACAACTTTTGCCACTACATATCTAGCTACTCTTGATAACTGTACTGCTTGTTCTCCAACACCTGATTCGGCATTTACTTCTAAATCCCATGTGCTGTCGTTACTGTCATTAATAGCTTCGTATTTATTTGATAGATGTAATTCTACACTTTCACCACTAGCTAGTTCTTCTACTTCAACACTAGCTTCTACGAACTGTTTATTTTCTGCTGTAAAGAAATCTGCAGGAGGTGCAATAAGAAAACCTTCTGCTTCATAATTAGAAGTTTGTTGATAAACTCCATCAGAGGTAACAGTAAATACAAACTTTTCATTTACACTAACTATATTATTTACTGTACCTCCTGCATTAGCTTTATAATATCTAGCTATACCTGCTGTAGGTAAATAATATCTCCATAAAAAACTTGTACTTCCTGATTCTTTTACACCTGTATAAACACTATCTCTTGTAGTAAATAAAGAATTAGGTGTATTGTCTATACCATCCACATCCCATTGTTTTATTAATTGATTGTTAGCAAGTACATACAAATCATCTGCAACTGTTAAAACTGCACGATACAATCTTCCAATAACCTTACTACCTGTTTGTAATTCTTTAGTACCATAAAAAATTATACCTTGCGATTCAACAATGCAAGTTGGTTGTTCTCCTGATATTTCTGTTTGTCCTTTTAACGCTAATGTACCTGCAGTATCTTTAAGAGAGTATATTCTTCCATCTGTTGCAGTTACTAAAACAACAGCACCTGCATCTGTAGCATCTGTAAATGTTTGTCCTGAAGGTAATGTAACAATAGCTGAACCAACAGTTGTATTACCATCATACGCATGTAATGCATTACCTATGCTTACAATTAATTGTCCTTTTACAGAAAATATTTTGTCATATATTGCTGCTGACATCATTTGTGTAGATACACCACCACTTGTTAATTTTTCTATTTCACCTGCAGAGCCATTATTAGCTGTAATATATAGTAAATCTCCATGTGCAGCTAATCCTTTTATTTGATAACCTGCAGTTAATCCTTCAGTTACTGTACTAAATGTATCTCCACCATCATCTGATTTATATAATGTTTCATCATCAGATACATATATCCTTGTACCAACTACTGCCATATGGCTTACAGCAGAAGATAGTGCTTGTTCTTTTTCTGTTGTATGTAGTAACTGTACATTATATCCTTTACCTAAGTCTGTGTTAAAAACATCCACACCTTGACTATCCCAAAACCTTGTTACATCATTAGGATTACCATTAGCTTTATGTGCATTGTCTAAATTAGAACCACCACTAAAATCATTTCGTGAATATATACGACCTATGTTAGATGTAAAATCTTCTGCATTCTGTTTTACATTAACTCCTTGTTCTTGTACATCAGATGATTGTATAGTCATTTCTCTACCAGGACCGATAGCACTTCTATAAAGTTGATTATCTACACGAAAATCATAACCTTTTCTTTGAGGATTACTTTCTTCTGCTTGTGTTGTTAACCTAGGCATTATGCCTGTATTCCGAACACCATTCCATCAACTGATACTGCTTCAGGATATTTGGCTCTTAAATATTTTCTTGCCTGATTGATAAGAAGTTGTTGATACTGCAGTAAAGAATTTCTTACACTATTTGAACTACCAACAGGAAAGTTACTTGTTGCTAATTGGTCTGTTATATAATCTGCTGTAGCTGCAGGTATATCTCTACCTGCCATCATCTGTGCTGCTACACCTGCCATAATTATTGGCACATACTCATCTTCTAATCCTACTGTTGCGAGTGTATCTGTTTCTGCGGTAGGTTCTATAAACTTCTTTTTAAATGTTACATGTGCTGTGTGACCAGATGCTATACCTGCAAACTGTATTGCATGTACAGTAGAAGGACCTGTAGTGTATGTTATAGTTCTTGATACTCCATCACTATCTGTGTATGTAAATGGATTAGGTAACTCAACAAGTGAACAAGTTACAGGTGAAAAATTTACACCAGTTGTATCTGAACCTGCACTAAAATCTGTGTATTGTGATATTGCACTTAGTATTGAAACTAAATAATTGTGTGTTCCAGGTGCATCATAACTTCCTATAAGCGTATATCCTGTTCCTGTTGTAATTGATTGTGTTTCTACAGCAAATAAAGTAGGAAATAAATTTTTTATTTGGTCACATACTGCATCAAAAACATTTTTACGAGGAAATGGAGGTGCTATTTTTAACACACTACCATCTACATGTTCTGCTGCTGTTGTTCCTCTTACTCCTCTAACTACTGTTACCTGGTTATTAACTGTGTCTAATGACACACAACGCATAAGTTCTGTTCCACATTCTATAATTGTTCCTGCATCCATGGCATCTTCTTCTTCTTGTGTAAGTAAATCACCATTAAATGTAATTACTGTATCTGATGCAGTTAAAGTACCACCTTCATTTAATACTGTGTAAGATGTTAAATCATCCATAGGTTCAAGATATTCTCTATAAACTCTATCTACTAAATTGCCAATATTTGTACTCATTAAGCTACTCTATCCTCCTCTTTTGCGAATGATGTTATACCAAATGATGCTATACCAAAACCACCATTAGCAACTGTTTGGTCATCTATTATTGGGAACGAAGGTTCTAAATCCCCTATATTATTTTCAATAGTTAAATTTCTACCTTCTTTTAACATTAAGAGCATACCCATTTGTATCTCCTAACTGTGTCTAAAGTGTAATATTATTTTTCTATCTGCAGCTTCGTTACCATTTGATGTAACTCTTATGTAACCATTACTGGCAAAACCCCATCCTGAAGGGTCAACTCTTAACACATCACCTGCTGAAACTGTGTAACTAACATCAGTTGCATCTGTTTCTTTTACATCTGCCCAGGTGCTGTTGTCTAAAGCAAAATCAAATGTTACTGCTGTACCTGTCATAGCAGCAGGAAATTGAATACCACAAAGTAGCATTCCATCTGTCTTTACACCTAGTGAATTACTGTTGTCTGCTGAAATATCTATTAAAGCTGTTTTACTAATCATACTTTCCTTACTATAGCAGAAGAAAAGGGTGGAGGTGGAAA